TTCTGGCTTGCGGAAGGCAAGAGGTGGAGAAAATTGAAATCGAAGAGAAAAAAATAGAAGAAGCTTTTCCTCAAGGACCTCCTTGTCTAAATCAATTAGCCAAGGAAGGTTTTGGGGAGGGGGCTCGAAATAATGCATTATTTAATATTGCTGTTTATTATAAACAAGCTAAACCAGATTCCTGGGAAGATGAATTAGTAAAAGCAAATCAAACTCATATGGAACCACCTTTAAGTAATGGTGAAGTTCAACAATTAATTAAATCGGTAAATCGAAAAGGTTACGACAAATATAGATGTAAAGACGCGCCTATTAATGTTGTCTGTCAATCAAGACTATGTCGAACAAAAAGATTCGGTGTAGGTTATGGTGAAGAACAAATGCCGTTACTCGGAAATCTAATTAAGTATACTTCTACTCCTCCACAATGGTTTTTAGATGTTGGTGAATCGCGGATCGAATTAAAAACAGAACAACTTTATAGTTCACCTTTATTTGCATTAGCCTGTTTAGATCAAGCTAATTTAGTAGTACCTGTACCTAGATCAAAAGATTGGAAAGAATTATTTTTAAAACCTTTAATGAATAATTTACAAGAAGTGGAACCTTTAGAGTCTTTAGATCCTACTAATGAAATCACTTCTTTATTACAAGATTGGACAACCAATAGACAAAGCGCACGAACTCTTGATGATATCTTTAATAAACTTCCCTACACAGATGACAATAGGGAATACACTTATTTTAGAATGGAAGATTTTTACAATTTCTGCAAAAGAAATCACTGGGAAATGGACAAAGTTAAAACAGGTAATTTAATCAAAAGATTAGAAGATATTTTTGTTGAAGAAGAAAGAGTCAGAGTAAAAAACCAACAACCTAGATTAATTAAAATTAAAGCGATGAAAAAAATAGAAGCAAATGTTTCAAACACTAAATATCAACAAGAAGATTTTTAATGGCAACCACCATAGGAATCAATTGGTATGTAAGACTCCAGGCTAAGATTGCCGACCTGGAACATAAATTAGAAGATGTGCAAGCCCATAACAAAGAACTCAAAAAAAAACTAAATAAATATGAAAACAATAATATTAGGACCACCTGGAACAGGCAAGACGACAACCTTGTTGAATTTGGTGGACGAATTTATAAAAACAGGAATCAGGCCTAAACAAATAGGGTATTTTTCGTTTACTAAAAAAGCAGCCAATGAGGCGGCTACTAGGGCAGCCGATAAATTTGGTTTAGATATAGAAAATGATTTAGAAAATTTTAGAACCCTTCATTCTTTTGCATTTAGAAAATTAGGTATTACTAAAGAAAAAATGATGGGACCCGATGATTATAGAGAGTTTGGACTTAAGTGTGGAATTCCAATTAAGACGGCCGCTTTTTCAAACGACGATGGAACTTTTAATTGTGATAATGAGTATTTAACAATTATAAATACAGCCCGAGTTAAACGAATGGATTTATTGGAATACTATGATTCCAGGCAAAACATCTTAGACATCGAAAGAAATACTTTATACTTACTCGCAGAAGAATTAAAAAAATTTAAAAAAGAAAAAGGCTTAAAAGATTTTACCGATCTTCTAGAAGATTTTATTCTGAAAGAAATCAGTCCAACCTTCGAAGTTTTATTTATAGATGAAGCACAAGACTTGTCTTTATTACAATGGGATATGGTCAGATGTATATGGGCTAATGCAAAAAAAACTTATATAGCCGGTGATGACGATCAAGCTATATTTAAATGGGCCGGTGCTGATGTCGATCACTTCATAGCCTTAAAAGAAGAAGTGGATGACATTAAAACCTTAGATCAATCTTATCGTATACCTGGAGGACCTATCCATGAACTATCACAAAAAATAATTAATAAAGTCCAAAAGCGTTTTGATAAAACTTATAAACCAAGAGATGAAATAGGTATTTTAAAAAGATATTCGGACATTACTCAAGTCGATATGTCGGACGGTAACTGGTTAATTTTATCTTCAGCAAATCATTTTTTAGAAGATGCCAAAGACTTATGCGAAATTCAAGGATGGTATTATCAGTATAGAGGAATTAATTCTGTTTCTTTAAAACTCTTACTGGCCTTAAACAATTGGGAAATGTGGCGTAAGGGAGCTCATTTAAATCATTTAGAAATAAAAAATATTTATGCATATTTAGGAGCCAATGTATTACCAGGTTTTAAAAAAGGAAAAACCTTACATTCTGAAGAAAAGTATACATTAAAACAGTGTCAAGAAAAATATGGATTAATTATAGATAAAGTATGGTTTGAATCTTTTGAAGGACTGGACACTTTAACAGAAAATTATATAAGAAATATGAGGGCGAATGGAGAAAAAATAAATAAAAATCCAAGAATAATAATGTCAACCATACATGGTGCGAAAGGAGGTGAAGCAGACAAAGTTTTATTAATGCAGGATTTAACTAATGCGGCTTTAGAAACTTTTAGTCATGATCCAGATGAATTACACAGATTATTTTATACTGGGGCGACTAGAGCAAAAAAAGAATTACATGTGTTAGATCCTAAAAACTTTGATCGGGCTTATATATTATGAGCCCTTTACAAAAAAAGGTTATGGACTTGTTATTTCTAGCAGCGATGACTTCAATTTGGATATTTATAATATTATGAGTGTCTGGGATAAACAAATCGGTGGACAACACTATCAGAAATTTAAAATTCAGCCAAGTAAATTTGTTGTAGAGAATAAGTTGCTTTTTCCGGAAGGCTGCGCTATAAAATATATATGTCGTCATCCCTTTAAAGGAAAAAAAGAAGATTTGTTAAAAGCAATTCACTTTATAGAAATGATGATCGAACGGGATTACCCTGAGCCCGCAACAACAGAAAAAATAAAAACTAACTACTGGGGAATATTGAGGAGAGACAAGTGAGAACGATTCAACAACCCTTATTCACTCCGGAAACAGAGTGGGTAATGACCGACGAACTACCAAATCTAAAAGGATCCAAGGAAATTGCAATTGATTTAGAAACCAATGATCCACACCTAATTGAGCTCGGTTCAGGAAATGTCACCGGAAAAGGCCATATTGCAGGCATTGCGGTGGCCGTAGAAGGCTGGTCAGGCTATTTTCCGATACATCATGAGCAGGGTGGTAATATGGATAAAAAATTAGTTTTAGAGTGGCTCCAGGACGTTTGTAATCAAGAACACACTACCTTTATTTTTCATAATGCTATGTATGATGTCTGTTGGTTAAGGGCCGCAGGTATAAAAATTAAAGGTAAAATTGTAGACACCATGATTGCAGCCTCATTAATTGATGAGAATCGATTATCTTATCAATTAAATACTTTAGCAAAACATTATGTAGGAATAGGTAAAGATGAAAAAATTCTTTACGAAGCGGCAAAAGATTATGGTGTAGATCCCAAAAAAGAAATGTGGAGACTACCCGCAATGTTTGTAGGTCAGTACGCAGAAAGAGATGCTGAAGTAACTTTAAAACTTTGGCAAAGACTTCATAGAGAACTGCATGACCAAGAATTAATGGATGTATTTAAATTAGAAACAAAATTATTTCCTTGTCTAATTGAAATGAGATTCAAAGGAGTTAGGGTTGATTTAGAAAAAGCACAAAAAATTAAAACAAATTTAATGAGTCGAGAGAAAAAAATACTCAATAAAATCAAAGACTTGACCGGAATTGAAGTGGAAATTATGGCAGCCCGAAGTATTGCAAAAGCATTTGATAAACTTGGTTTGCCTTATGATCGAACACAAAAAAGTAAAGAGCCAAGTTTTACAAAAAACTTTTTACAAAATCATCCACATGAATTAGCCAGAGCAATTGCAGATGCAAGAGAAATAAATAAAGCTCACACAACTTTTATAGATTCAATTACTAAACATGCCCACAATGGAAGAATACACGCAGATATAAATCAGATTAGATCGGATCAAGGAGGAACAGTTACCGGAAGATTCTCAATGAGCAATCCAAACTTACAACAAATCCCAGCAAGACATCCAGAATTAGGTCCAATGATTAGATCTATATTTATTCCAGAAGAAAAATGTAAATGGGGGTCGTTTGATTATTCACAACAGGAACCTAGAATTTTAGTACACTATGCAAAATTGCAAAATTTACCAGGAGTTCATGAAATTGTAGACGCATACAGAA